AGAATCAATAGACAAAAAGTAAGATATGCCGATTATTAGAAATGTATCTAAGGTTACTGACGATAGTCAGCACCCTTTCGATGACTTAGAGAGTACAAAAAGCGTAACTAGAAACGAAGACTCTAGAAGCGAATCAGATAGTGTAGGAGATAGAGGTGCTAGTTTACCAACTGCAAACGAAGGAGATGTACTTCTAGCAGACAGAACGGGAGAGTTTGTTAACACTCCTTTGAACTCAGTTATATCACAAGCGACATTACTCACACAAGGTTACTACGGTATGCTTTCTTCGTTTTATTTTGACGGAGATGCAACAGAGACAGTTATAGACTTATCAAGCGTTAACCAATGGGTAGATGTTGAGTTAGCAACAGATGCAAGTGGACTATTTGATAACAGACCTTTAGCAATGAAAGAGGCGCAATCTGTAGGACATGAAGGTGATGGTTCAAACGGCAATCCTATTGTTTTTTATCTAGAAGGTTTAGATATAAACTCTTTTGCTAACTTTAGAGCATCTATGGCATTCGAACCCGACGAAGACGAAGGGCAACTAGAATCTAGATTGTTATTTAATCGTCATAGTGGCACTACACCAAGTAATGACTTTGCTATTGAAGAGGTGTCTCTGTCAATGCAGAACGGCGCAGATAAAGACTATCTATCAGAACCAATGCTTTCGTTCTTTGTAGGTGATACAATTGATACTAACGCAACAGGTGACGCGGGTAAATGTAGGTTTCAAATAAAATCAAACGTAGCGGGCACGCTTAAACTAAGAGCGTTAACTTGGTACATAAACAAATAAAATAATGGCTCAAATTAAAATATACGGAGATATAGAAAGCAGTTCTATCTTCTTCATTAATTCAACAGTTGACCCAAAACCAATGGGTACAATAGAGGCTTCTCTTAAATCAGACGAGGACAGAATAGTAGTTAAACGTACAGACCGATTTGAAGCGGATGGAGTTACATTCAGAACCATCTTTAGAAGAATGAACCCCAATAGAATACAGAACAAAGAAGGTCAAGACCTTATAGGTACATTGGGGTACACTACTCAAGAAGTAATAGACTATATCAACGGTCAAGCCAACTTATCTTCGGGTACAAGTGGTGGAGATGGTAGTGGTACAGACTTGACAGGTCTATCTATGGGCTTCAAGTTAGATGCTACGTCTACTTCAATCATGCTCAGTAATGGTTTAGAGTTCGGTGCTAACACTATCAAAGCAATTGACAACGGCGACGGTCTTATCTCTATTGTATCTGAATTAGGCTCTCTAACGCACTTTACGAAGTTAGACCATACATTGGTAACAGGTCAAGACGGTAATGCCGTTAGCGGTGGTTTAAATGACGTTATAAACTATCTAAATGAATTGTTTACCGTAGGTGCATTTGAATCTGTAGTTATTTCTGACCCTTACTCTACATTAATCGCAGATATTGACGGCTTGCAAGACGGAGGCTCTTTGGTTGGTTCTGCGGTAATTGACCCCGCAGGTAATGACTTAGGTGCTAACACAACTACACACAATAACAATGCGGGTTATTTATCTTCTGAGACAATAGACCAAGCGGGTGAATACTTTACTTTTGACATAAGGGGAGAAGGTCAGATAGGTTTTGGCTTGGTACATACTCAAGACTCTTTTGATAATGGTAAATATTCGGGTAACGCGACTTACGCTAACCCTACTTCATTCTGTAACGGTGTTAACTCTAGTCACTACGGTTATCAGTTTGCTCACTTTTTTCATCCAACTCCTAACGGTTCATGGACTAACTACGGTGCTAACACTTCCTTCTCAATGCGAAGCGGTTGGTCTAGTTTTCCAAACAGACAGAATTGGCTAGATGGTAACCCTATAAAAATGAGAGTGGGTATAGATGAGAATGGATATATTTCTATTGATTCTTACGACCCAAGTACTTCTTTATTCGTACCTCACTCTAGGACTTCTTATGTAGTTCCCGAAGGTGTAGAATTTAAATTAGGGATTAAGTTTTCTAATCCTAGTGCTAGACTATATAGTACACCTAAAGTTCACTTGTTAGAAGAAGAAGCACCTACAATGTACTTTAGATACATAGAGAGTCCCGATGGAGTATTTAACTATCCTTTATTTGCAACTGCAGAAGAAGCAGAATACTACGACAAAATCACTAACGGAGTTGAAAGCGGTTCTAGTCATACGCATACTTATGCAGATGACCCTACGAATACAACTTGGTACATGCCCGAAGCGAATCACGATGTAAATGCTTACCAACATAGTTCTGCGCCTAACGGTCTAGAGACTTTTGAAGGTAATTCGGTTTCTTATACTGAGATTAGTTCTAGAACAAACGCAGACCTTGCACCGCCATTGTTTACACAAGCAGACTTAACTTACCAAGAAGGTACAGTTTTGAACTTGCAAGTGACTCCCGCAGGTGCATCTTGGTCGACATCGGCTTCAATATCCCCTACAGGTAGTGGTTTAGTATTTGATGGTAACTCTATGTTTCAAGGTACGCTGTCAGACGTTGCTTCAGATACTGAATACACAGTTACTGTAACTAGAGGTAATTCATACGGCTCTACAACGGGTTCTTTTAAGTTGACTGTTACAGACGTGGCACCGCCTCAGACTAATGATACACCTTGGACTAAGGCACTAGATTTTAGCGGTTCTAACGAACATGCTAAACAAGTAGGAACTAATACAAATTACACCCCTATCGGTATGGATGGACTATCTGCAACGTCATCGGCTCCTTCAGTATCGGGTAACACTTCGGGTCATGTTTATTCTAGACCTTGGGCGTCTACTATAGTGTTTAAAGTAGATAGGCATAGTTCCAATCAACATATTTGGAATCTAGGAGATGGTTCGGGTAATAATGATGATAATATTTATTTAAGGGTTTCTGCAAGTGGTAGATTATACTTCGGTTGGGGTAGAGGTTCTGCTAATAATGAATGTGAACTTTATGACATTGCTTATAATCAAGTGGCCGTTTGGTGGGGAGTTTATATCGCTTTTAATGGAACTAGACTTTCTGCGAGTAACGCTACGGCTAGTAATTTAGCACAGGCGTTTGACATTAGACTAATGAGTACTATCGATGGCTTTGCCAATTTAGGTTCAAACTTATCTACTACTTCTAATTGGGTAACTACAGGCAACAGAATGGATAGAGCATTTAGTGGTAATATGACTATCGGCGGTAGAGGTTCTAATAGGTCTTTTCATGGTAAAGTAGCGAGTTTTATCGCCACAACTTTAAGAATAAATCAGCCTATGCCTACCGACGCTGAAATTGAGTTAATGATTACTGACCCCGTGAAATGGATGAATGATTACAAGGTTGGTAAAACTTACAGAGTTGCGTCTAGTCAAGCGGAGGCCACATTTATAGCAACAAGTTATTTGTCAAACTCGGCATTTGCTACACAAATTTGGCTAATGGGTGATGGCACCATGGATAGTTATTCTAATATGATTAGAAACCAAGTTTATCAAAATGACCAAAACTATACTAAGTTGAACTTAATTAGCATGGTCTCAAACGATATACAAACAGTAAATATAAACGGATTAACGTAATGGCGAAAGAAAGTTATAACAAAACCTCTCCTATCGGTGGTAAGAGAGGTTGTCTTTGTAAGAATGGTAAATACTCTACACGATGTTGTAAGGGTAAAAATATGCAACAAGGAGTAGGTAGTTTAGTGAATCAGTCTAGCAAAGTAGAATCTTCTACTATAACGGCTAGAATCAATCAAAACATTTCAACAGATAACCTATTTTAAGTTCAAAAATAAAACACTTTGTAAAGTGTGTAGTTATTAAGTTATAAAATAATAAAAAAATGAATCAAACAAAAGTTTTAAACAAAGTTAGAGTTCTTTTAGGACTAGAGGTTGAACTTGAATCTATGAAATTAGAGGATGGAGTTACAACAATCGAAGCAGAAGTATTTGAAGCGGGTGAAGCCGTTTTTATCATTACTGAAGATGAGCAAAAAATACCTTTACCTAAAGGAGAATACACTCTAGAAAGCGGTAGAGTAGTTTGCGTAGAAGAAGAAGGAGTAATCTACGAGATGAAAGACGGAAAAGAAGAAGAGAAAGAAGAGGAAGAAGCACCCGAAGTAGAAGCAGAAGTAGAAGCGGAAGCAGAAGAAACTGTTGCAGAGGAAGCGAAGCCTGTTAAGAAGACTGTTGAATCAGTAGTTAAAGAAACTTTCTTCTCTGAAATCGAAGCATTAGTAAACGAAAACAAAGAATTGAAATCTCAACTAGAAGAACTATCTAGAACCGAAGAAGTAAAAGAAGAAGAAGCGGTAGAAGAAGTCAAAGAAGAGGTAAAAGAAGAAGAAAAAGCAGAAGAAGCAGTAGAATTATCTTCAGAAGAAGCGGGTGCAGAGCCATTGACTCACAACCCCGAAGCATCTGATAAAAAAGATATGTTCAAATACGCTTCTAAAGCAAAAAATAATAGATTAAATAGCATTTTTGCTAAATTAAATAAGTAATAATAACCATAAAAAAATTAAAAAATGGCTACAACAACTTCAATAACTACAACGTACGCGGGTGAAAACGCGGGTAAATACGTTGCCGTTGCTCTTTTGAGCGCAAATACTATCGAAAAAGGTGGTATCACAGTAATGCCGAACGTAAAGTTCCGTGAAACTGTAAAAAGATTAGACGTAGGTTCTGTACTTGCAGACGGGTCTTGTGACTTTACTGCGACTTCAACTATCTCATTAACTGAGAGAGCGATTGAGCCAAAGGCGTTACAAGTAAATTTACAATTGTGTAAGGACTCGTTCCGAAGTGATTGGGATGCAATTTCTATGGGTTACTCTGCATTTGATGAGTTACCAAAGTCTTTCGCTGATTTCTTAATCGGTCACGTTTCTGAAAAAGTTGCTCTTAAGAATGAGCAGAACATTTGGAGTGGAGATAAATCTAACTCGGGAGAGTTTGACGGTTTGACTACTTTGTTGGCTGCTGATGCTGACCTTCCAACTGCAAACGAAATCGCGGGTACTACTATCGATGCTTCTAACGTAGTGGCAGAATTAGGTAAAATTGTTGATGCAATTCCTTCTGCACTTTACGGAAGAGATGACCTTCATATCTACGTTTCTCAAGCGGTTTATAAGGCTTACGTTCGTGCAATGAACGCTTTAGGTTATGTTGACAAGTTCAACAACCAAAACCACGGAGAAATGGTATTTGACGGTATCAAGTTATTTGTTGCTAACGGTCTTACAGGAAGCGTTGCTATCTGTACTACAGTTGATAACATTTTCTTCGGATGTGGTCTTCAGAATGACGCTAACGTTGTTAAAGTTATTGATATGGCTGACATCGATGGTTCTGAGAACGTTCGTATCATCATGCGAATGACAGGTGCGGTTCAGTACTATAACGTAGAAGAAATCGTAACTTACGGAATTTCTAACTCTGCTAACTAAGAGTTAATTAATTGATTAAAGAAAGGGGTGGGTGCAACTTGCCTACCCTTTTTTATTATAAACATAAAAAAAATAAGAAATTATGTCATGCAATATCACAGTGGGCAGAGGCCTATCATGTAAGGACAGTGTGTCGGGGCTTAAAAGCATTTATATCGTCAATTTCGACGACCTAGACTACGAAAACGTAGAATTTGACCTAACGAATACCGACGAGGTTAAAACTTGGGCTCCCGCTACACAATTAAATATGTACAAGTACGAACTTAAGGGTGCTAATGGGTTCGAGACAACTATTGAATCTTCTAGACAAAATGGTACGACGGTCTTTAATGGCGCGTTGAACATTCAGTTAAAGAAACAAGACGTTGCTACGCACAAGACAATCAAGTTATTAGCATACGGTCGACCAAGAATCATCGTAAGAACTATGACAAATCAGTTTTTCTTGATGGGTCTAGAGCAAGGTGCAGACGTTGAAAGTGGAACTATCTCTACAGGTCAAGAAATGACAGACTTCAATGGTTACTCTTTGAACTTCGTATCTAGCGAAACTATCCCTTCTCCGTTCATTCAGTGTTCAACTGAAGCAGAATTGAAAACTGTATTTAATACAGTAGCAGACGGAAGTGGAGACGATGCAGTAATCGTTGCGTAAATAAAACATTTGTGTTTGGTTTTTAAAGGGGTGGCTTCGGTCACCCTTTTTTGTTGAACAAAACTAGGGTTTCTAAGTTATATAGATATGATAATACTTCAAAGTACACTAGACCCTCAGGCATTTAGTTTTATTGCTAAATCTAAGTCTTACGATTCAATGCTTATTAAAGATGAATCTACAGGCGTTGAGGTTAGTGTAACAATAGACGAGAACGTTCAAGGAGACTATGTAGATACGATTACAGGGACTTTTGCACTTGTAGAGAATAGATACTATATCTTAACTCTTAAAAGTGGCTCAGACGTTGTTTTTCTAGACAAAGTATTTTGTACAAACCAAGCAGTTCAGACTTATAGCGTTAACAACGATACCTATACTTCTAATGCTTCAAATAATGAATATATAGTATATGAGTAACGATGTTCACGTTTTAAATTTAAGTAGTTACGAAGCACCCGAAATCATCGAAGATGGTCGACAGGAGTGGGTTACTTTTGGAGAAGACGATTCTTTCTTTTCTTTTCTAATCGACCGTTATAAAGGTTCTACTACTAACGCCTCAATAATTAACAATACCGCTAAACTTATTTACGGTAGAGGTTTAAGTTCTACAGATGCTTCTAGAAGACCAAATGACTACGCTAGTATGAAGGGTTTACTTTCTAAGAAGACTGTTAAGAATCTAGCAACAGACCTTAAGATGTTAGGAAACTGTGCGGTTCAAGTAATCTACACAAAAGACCGCAAAAAGATAGCAGAGATACACCACGTGCCTGTACAACTTTTAAGACCCGAAAAGTGCAATTCTAAGGGCGACATCGAAGCGTATTATTTCTCTAACGATTGGACAGACACAAAGAAGTTTGTGCCTAAGAGAATACCCGCTTTCGGTCATTCTAAAAATGCACCTATCGAGATATACTACATTAAGCCGTACTCAGTCAATATGAAGTACTTCGCGCTCCCCGATTACTATGCATCGACTCCTTATTGTAGACTAGAGGAGGATATCAGTAATTACTTAATTAACGAGGTTAACTCAAATTTTGCAAGCCGTAGTATTATTAACCTAAATAACGGAGTGCCTTCTCCAGATATTCAACAAGAAATAAAGCATAAGATGCTAAAGAACTTGACGGGTACAGATGGGCAGAAAGTTATTGTATCTTTTAACAATAATGCAGAGAGTGCAACAACAGTGGAAAACCTATCGGCTTCAGATATGCCCGACCTATACAATACATTGAGTCTAGAGTGTGAGAAGAAGATTCTTATAGGTCACAACATAACGAGTCCTTTAATGTTTGGAATAGCAAACAAAGCAAGTGGTTTCTCAAGCAATGCAGACGAGTTAGAGAGTTCTTTTGTGTTATACAATAACCTCTACATTTTACCAATGCAAGAAATGCTAATAGATGCGTTTGAGGACATTCTAGCATACAATGACATATCACTAGACCTATACTTCAGAACACTTAAACCTTTAGAGTTTACAGACAAAGAAGACAGAGGACAAGAAAAAGAAACTGAAGAAGACGAGCAAACTAAACTAAGCAAACAAGACGATGAAGACGAGCAAATCTTAAGCGTGTTAGAAGGTGAGGTTATAGATGAGGAGTTTGAAGAGTTGGAGTCTAGAGAGTATTCAGAAGATAATGAAGACCTAAAGACATGGGTGGATAGTATAGAGGCTAAAAAGAAAAAGAGTCTATTACAGAAACTTTCGGACATTGTTAAGTCTAGACCTAGTGATTCATCACAACTAGACAAGTCACTATACAAAGTGCGTTACAGATACGACGAGAAATATGCAAAAGAATCTTCTAGAAAGTTTTGTAGAATGATGATGTCTAGAACTAATAACGGTGTAGTCTACAGATTAGAAGACATCGACAAGGCATCTAGAACAATGGATTTTAAGATGGCTGAACTACCAATGCATAAAGGACAGAAATTCGACCTGTTTAAATTTAAAGGCGGTGTTAACTGTAGCCATTATTGGAGTGAAGTATTATACAAAAGAAAGAAGAACGCAGATGGAACGTATAAAGATGACAAGGCACTATCTTCAAATGAAGAAGTTAAAGAAATACCTAAGTCATATAAACCGACTCCGAGAGGTAGAAAAAGAGCAGATAAAGTAGAGTATGACCGAGCAGATAAAGGTCATCATCCTAACTACGTTAAACCAAGTAAGAAGAAATAAATGGAAGCGTTACTAATTACAAGACAAGATATTGTCAAATACTCAAATCTTAACGGAAATATTGATTCCGACAAGATGCAACAGTTCGTCAAGTTGGCGCAAGATATACACCTAGAGAGAATACTAGGTACAGACTTGCTAAACAGAATAAAAGCGGACATTATAGCGGGTACATTATCAGAACCTTATTTAACGCTTCTAACGAAGTATATTAAGCCAATGTTAATACATTACGCCTTAGTTGAAATTATACCATTTAATGCTTACCAAATAGCCAATGGTGGTATTTTTAAGCATAACTCTGAGAACTCTGATTCTGTATCTAAGAATGAAGTAGATTTCTTAATGGAGAAGTACAGAAAAGTAGCAGAGCATTATACTGAGAGATTTCAAAAGTATATGTCATTCAATGGTTCAACATTTGCAGAGTGGAATAGTAATTCTAACGAAGACATTTACCCTGTTCAAGATACACCTTTTAGCGGATGGGTACTATGAGTTACAAGCCAAAAGAAAAGAATATTAAGAGTTTAAAAGCATATTTAAAGAAACAGAATGAGCGACAAGAAGATAAGTCAATTAACGGCGAAAAATGATATACTAGAAGATAGCGATATCTTTGCAATAGCAGAAGACGACGGTAGTGGTGGTCACGTCTCTAAAGGTATCACAGGTGACGAGATAAGAAAGTCTATTACTAAGGTTCGTAAAAATACCTTAAGTGGTAACTCTTACACTCTAGTGTTGACAGATAGAGACAGTCTTCTAGAGGTTGGTAATGGTGCAGACGTAAACGTAAATATTCCAACTAATTCATCTGTTGCCTTTCCTATAGGAACTCAGATTCTAGTAGTACAAAGTGGTGCGGGTCAATGTATCATTACGCCGTCCGTAGGTGTTAACGTATACTCTGAAGGTTCAAAGGTCAAGACCGTTGGTCAGTATGCACTCGCTACGTTAATTAAATGCGATACCGATTCTTGGTATCTAGGAGGTAACCTAGAACAATTATAATATGTTTTTAGCGACTCATGGCGTATTAAGAAACTCTACTGCTTTTGTACCACCTACATTTGCAAATAATTACTCCATAGAACTAGATGGAATTGCGGACTATGTAAATATAGGTAATACAAGTTTAGGTATTACAACCGCAATAAGCGTTTCTGCTTGGGTAAAAATACCAACAACAAACACGGGCGGAGGCGGTGCAAATATTCAAATGATTTTAAATGAAGATTCTACAAGCGGAACTGCGAGAAATTGGGCTTTAAATTGGAGGGGTACGGGCACTAATAAGTGGCAATTTTGGTTGTATAATGCAAACGGGAGTTTCAATATTGTTCAAAGTAGCGGACTTACACCAAATGATGGGAATTGGCATCATTTATTAGCAACTTATGACGGTACAACAAATACAGGTGGTTTAAAATTATTTGTAGACGGCGCATCACCTTTTACCGCAACGGCATTAAGCACAGGAATTAGAAGCACATCATCGGCAGAAGCAACTATTGGCGCAACGTCGGGCAATACAGGTTTTAGATTTGAAGGAACGGTTGACGAATTGGCGGTTTGGGATACCGACCAATCTGCAAACGCAAGTGCTATATATAATTCTGGAGCACCTAATGACTTAACTTCATTATCTCCTTTTTCATGGTGGAGATGTGGAGACGGTGACTCATCTCCGACCATCACAGACCATGGTTCGGGTGGTAATGATGGGACTATGGTAAGTTTTAACACATTCTCAACAGACGTGCCTTAAAATAAATAAAAAATGAAATATATAATAATAGACTCAGACAGATTAGAAACGCTTGACTTTAGCGAAGTACCACACCATACAAAAGAAACCGTTAGAAGGTCTCTAGATGGCCTTAAAGCGATTATAAAGTTTTATGTTAAACCTAGTTTTGTAACAGACGATGTAACAGTTTACACAAAAGAACAAATGTTAGAGATTGTTTCGGGTTCTGAATGGACTGAAGAAATAGACATATAAAAAAACCCCTCCGATTAAGAAGGGGTTAAAACTTAACACATGAAAAACACTAGTCAAATATACGAAGGTTAAACCCTACTTTGACAGCGTGTTGAAAACTATATAAAAATAGGTTTTAATTCGTGAATATCTGAATCTTTAAATGACTCTAAAACAAATCCTCTTCGACCTTTCTTAAAGTTGTTCTGTACCCACATTGAACTAGGAGACAAAGCGGGATAGTTAAAGTAAAAGAAGTCATCAGTAGAACACATATCGAATAACGCTTGGTGTGAATCTCCTTTCTTAAACACTATCTTACTAGCGTGTTTATACACATCGTTCTGCTTCAAATATTGGTCTATCTTTTCAATGCCCTTTGTGTCTAGATGAGGTTTAAACCCAAACTTTAGAGAAGTGTCATCTTTACCATGAGTAATCACAAAGCAAGTATTATCCATGTAGTAATGATTTATGAACTTATTGTAGTTGTTAACTTCCACTTCGGGGTACTTAACAGAGCAAATGTCCTTAAACGCCTTGTTAACGAAATATCCAAAAGAACCCGCATGGTTGTCGTTACAAATATTATTAATCATTATGCTAGTGTAGTAAGGTGCTAAACCGTCTATCAGTCTCATCTTAAACTCTAGCGCGGTGTCAAATGCTTCTTCGTTACTCATATTCTGAGGTAGTGCGTGACCGCCTCTAGTTGTTTGTTGATTATAACCATCTAAGAAGTCCCCTAGTTCGTCAATGATTAACGTGCTAGACTTTTGATTGTTAATAGTCTCCTTAATCATTCTGTCGCAACTAGCGAGAGCGTGTATTTTGTCCCACTTCTCTGAGTACATTGCCTTATTGTCGGGGTTCGTGTCCATACCGATATGAACATCCGTATATGTCAATGTATCAAAATCATTTTCTTCTTTGATAATAGGAACGTAAACACTGTCTACATCTACAGGTTTAATATGCTTCTTAATTATTTCTTCTAGGTCGAAATTCATAACCTCAGACTCTGCCACTTCTTTGAATCTAATGTTATAGTAAGGTGTACCTGTGTGAGACACTAGCTTATACTCTTTTACATCGGCTCTAGGTAGTTGATAGTGGCTACAATATTGGTCTATGTCCATCATGTAACCCTCGTCATTCCATGCAGATAAAACAAACTCTTTTTCTGTTACTTGTTTTTCTCTAGACTTAGTTGTTTTAGAAACTGAACTTTTCAAGACGTATGCCTTTTCGGCTTCTTCATCGGTACACATATACCGTTTAGATTTATTTATGGTCTTACCCAATTCTTTAGCGATGTCGTCGCTCATTCTAACGTGTTTACTCATTTATTTATTTGTTGTTTTAAAGGGGACTTTCGTCCCCGTTGGTTTTACTTTTGCTTTGCTAGGTATTGGATAGCATCAACGTTAATTTCATTACTAAACCTACTGTTAAAAATTCTAGTCTTAAGTGCCTCTGTAACATATTCTGTAGACTTACCATTGTTAAACATTTCTGTTGCTACTTCTTTTAGTTCTTTTACTTGTTCGTTAATTGTTAAAGTTGTCATCGTGTTGTGTTTTTTGTATTATTATTTCGTTTTGTTGATACAAATATAGTTCTTTTCTAGTTACCCACAAGGGAAAAGTAAAAAAAAGTTGATTTATTTTTATAAACTAAGTAGAATTACTTAGACTTTAGATACATTAAAATACTTAGAACTACACCTAGAACTATTAAAACGAGTGTCCAATTTATACCTAAAACCCCCCTAGGTCTAGACGCCTTTGCTTTCGCTTTCTCTACTACTCTAGTCAATCGTATAGTGTCTCGAATCGTCTTGTATTCGGTTCTAATCTCTAGGCGAGTCTTAGGCACATAAACGTTCTGATATTTAATGATAGTATCTTTTGAGGAGAAAAATCTCTCGTAGATTATGGTATCGTTTTTAATCACAGGTATTGAGTCAATCGTAGACACTCTGATAGTATCACTTGATATAATCGGCTCTAAGCCCTTTTTGATTGCTTTTCGGTAGTGATAGTTGCTAGAACAACTAAAGAGCGTTAGAAGTAAAATAAAACTATAAATTCGCATATTCTGAGACATCGAAGGAGGGACACGCTTTATTGGCAAACTCATAGTGACCATGTATAGTCATGTCCTTGTTGTATTTGTAAATTAATTCTGTCATTAACTTAACTAAAGAATCCTTCTGTTGTTTGGTTCGTGTGTCTTTGGCTTTCTTCATATCCTTAGACATACCTCCGACGTAACAAATACCGATAGAACCTCTATTCTCACCGCTACAATGAGCACCTTGTTTTGTTATTGGTCTACCTTCCTCAATAGCTCCATCTAAATGGATGAGGTAGTGATATCCTATGTCGTTAAAACCCCTGTTTAAATGCCACCTACGAATGTCTGCTACGTCGTGGTGTCTACCTTCGGGCGTTGCAGTACAGTGAATGATTAATTTTGAAATATTACGCATTACTTAATCTCGTCTACTTCGCTTTTTATTTGCTTAATTCTAGATAGTAACGCTTTGGCTCTAGACCAAATGTCTTCACCTGTAATCTCTTTTATGTTCTCGTTTATGCTTATGGCTTCTATTGAGAATAATACTAACGCTACACATTTAGTAACTAGGAAAGGAACGCTAAACAACTGAGTAACTAACTCGTTTATTAGGAAATAATCCATAACGTAGAAAAGCATAATAGCAGACTCATACAATAGAGTCTTAGAAATTAATCTACTTAATTTCCTAGATGTTATACTTTCTTCTTTTTTGATTGCTTTCCATATACCTGTAAAAGTATCTAGTGATATTGCGAAACCAATACCGATTAGAATACCTTGAATGGGTAAAAAGAATGATAGCAATATACTCCCTAACTTCATTGCATTTACTTTAATATTCCCTAACAACAAAATTAACTGACTATACATCTTTTTGTTCTATTTGTGATACGATGACGTACGTTAAATGCGAAGCGATAAAAACTCCTAAAAACTTTAAATATAGTTCGGGGCTTAAAAACATTGCAATGCTAGTTAAATAACCGAATAAAAAATAAATCTGTGCTAAAATCTTACTATGCATACAAATAAAACTTATAAACACTTGTTTTGTTTAGCATCTAAGTAAAAACACTTAGTTTTTAATGTAGGGAGTGTTTACACGACCGACAAATTAAGTTGCGGACAAATATAATAGTATTACGAATATATATGAACGTAGTGAATATATAGAGTAATAGTATTATATATATAGAGTGGTTAATTGGTTGGTGGCTATCTCTCGGATTCCTAGTGTGGTATTGGTCTGCGGTTGGCTAAAACGTTGGTGGATAAAATGATTCGGTTGGCGGATTGCTTGGTGGCTATCTCTCTACTTTGTAGTGTGGCACTAGGTTTCAGTTGGTTAATTGGTTGGCGGATAGTACGTAGAACTACGTAGTAATGAAAATAAATTTAAATTTTTTTTGGGTTAGGTGTTGCATAAGTCAAAAGTTTGTTTACCTTTGTATCAACAAACAACGAAAAACACACACAATGAAATACTTTAAAGGAATTAAAACAGAACTAACCAAGATTTTATTACAAGATGGCTTAGACTATGACTTACTACTAATGAAGACCCGTAAGGATGGCGTACTAGATTTATACGATATTAACACCGCTAGATTTTTAGACAAGGACAACTATATAGATTTAGATATGTTACACAATCAAATAGAAAAAGTAGTAAATAAATACGACTTAGACGAGGTGCACTTGCAGTACGGAACCGAAGCAGAAGTAGATTGGTTACATTTCAAAAACATAAAATAAATAAATAACAAATGCAATTACACAACACAAACACAGTACAGAAAACACTAGAGGTTTTATCAACTATCAACGAGGTGATTCAGTCAGCAGATAAAAAAGCGGAGATGTTAAAAGAATCTCTTAGACACTCTCACTCGTTTATGAGTGACAAGGGTAAGCGTAAAATGTACCACGACATCGACATTACGATTAGCGCAAAGTTACGCCTAGTACAAAGATTTAATAACCTAAAATTTAAAAACCTATAACAATGAAATTTAATCCTAAAAACCTAACCATCACAAACTCATACGCGAACTATGAGGTTTTAGAAAATGATGTGACCAAAAACATAGAAGTTACTTGGTCGTTTAGAACTTACAACCAAATGTTTAACACTGTCAAGATTGACCTAGATATAGACGAGGCGGTTCAATACGATGACGATGTAAGCGTTAATATCAAGTTAACAAAAGACGAAAAGAGAGCGTTGTTCTCAATGATAGAAGACGAGGTTGAACAGGATGCGACTGAGTACGGTCTTCTAGAATGGCTAGACCAAAACGAGAGAATAGAGTACGAACGAGAAGAATGGTAATAACAAAATGGAAACACTAATAAGAGAAGTAAAAGAGGTTATTAGACTAGAAGGTCTAGACCAAAAAGACAGAAGAAGACACGTTATACACGCTAGAATGTATCTAATGAATTTACTTAGGCGTCACGAGATTAAGTTGATAGAGATAGGTGCAATGTTTAATTTAGACCACAGTACGGTAGTACACGCCCTAAACAAATACGAAGAACTAGAGTATTTAAATGACAAGATACTAATTAGAGACACTAAGAACCTAAGAGATATTTTTGAGGTTAAGTATTCCACTCCAAAGTTTAGCATAGTTTACGATGTTAACAATGCAACTACTCAGCACGACTTTAGGGTAATACAGTCAAGAATGGAACAAGGCGTTTATTCAGATGTAAACTACAAGTAATGAAAGGATTCATAAGACTACATAGACAAATGTTGGCATGGGAGTGGTACAAGAACCCAATAAGTTCTAGAGTGTTTATTCACTTGTTGCTAACCGCTAATACAAAGGACACAAACTGTAAGGGTGTAACTATCAAAAGAGGTCAAACTGTTACAGGTAGAGCGTTCTTGTCTGAGGCATTAGGTTTAAGCGTTTCTAACATTAGAACTGCATTAAAGAACCTAGAGAATAGTAAAGAGATTAAGGTGGAGAGCAACACTAGGGGAACGGTTATAACTGTATTAAACTTTGATAAGTACCAAATAGATGAGACAGAACAAAAAGAGGCCAAGGCTGTTAAGAATGTTAAATCTATTGAGGACAGAATATACGAATTCAAAAAGTCTTTAGTCCCTCATCTAGATAAGTATGGTAAGACTGTACTTAAAAACTTCTCAGACTATTGGACGGAGAAATCACCTAGAGGTTCAAAGATGAGGTTTGAGAAAGAAAAGGTGTTCGATGTATCTAGAAGACTAGCGACTTGGTCTAGGAATAACTTTAACAACACTAACCAACCGACACAGGCAGATGACCACTTATTAACACATTACGAAAAATATAAAAAACAACTTAAAAAATGATACAACAGAAAGGCACAGATTTACAATACCTAGAAGACTTTAGAGAGGGTAGAATTAAACAAGGTTTAGATATAGGTTCAGACCTAGACAAGTACCTCAGATTTAAAAGGGGTCAACTGAATATATTCATGGGGCACGACAACGTGGGTAAAACTTATTGGTTTACTTGGTACGCTTTGACACTAGCAATTAAACATGATTTAAAGTTTTGTGTTTGGACAGGCGAGAATTCAAGTGGCAATGTAATGAGAGACTTGATACAAATGTATGTAGGTACTTCCTACAATGAAATATCCTTAGACGTCATTAGGTCGTCTTATGTATACCTAGAGCAGTACTTTGATTTTGTAGACAACTCTAAGTTATACAAGCCCGAAGATTTATTTAACGTATTTGAGGGTACAGATGCCGATGCGTGTCTTATTGACCCCTTTACAGGGTTAGACAGAGACATGACTCATGCGGGTAACTACAAGTTTTTGAACCAAGCGAGGGAGTTCTGTAATAGAACGCAGAAAACTGTATATGTATCTAGTCACCCAAATAGTGAAGCGGGTAGGGCGGGCAACATATACCCCGAAGGTCACGAATGGGCGGGTCATTTGAAATCTCCGCTCAAGGCAAATATCGAAGGTGGAAAATCATTTTTGAATCGTTGTGACGATATGTTTACCATTCACAGACTTGTGTCTCACCCCACAATGAAGTTTACAACAATGATTACTGTAGAAAAAATAAAGGATAGAACTACAGGTGGGGAGTGCACCAACTTAAATGAGCCTATGTACTTTGAGTTCAACAACGGTAACGGATTCACACAAGGGCATAAAGACCCATTGAAGACACTTAGGTACACCACTTATAAAGCAAATGTTTTAAACAACATTAGAAAAAGTTCAGAAAGACTAGAAGACTTCGGATTTTAATTATTAACTTCGCAAAAACAAAAACAAATGGAATCACTAAGATTATTTGAGGGAATGATAGCACTCAACACAACAATGACAAAGATTAAATTATCTCTAGACGAGATAAAAGAAAAGAGTTCTCATCGGTTCGACCTTATCGACTCAATGAGTACAACTCTAGCAGATTTAGAGATAGCAAAAAGCGTTATGAAAGACCTAGAGGAGAATTGGCGTATAGAGTGCAAGACGTCATTTAGAATGACTCAACTCAATATAGAACTACAGAACAAAGTATCTGACCTACAAGAAGAAATAATAGACCTCAATAGAGAAATATGAAGAAGTGTAAACACTGTAAAGAGCCATTCAAACCATTGAACGCAAAGCAAAAGCATTGCTTAAAAAAAGCGTGTGTTAGTGCGTGGGTTCTAGAAGCCAATAATAAAGCGTGGAACATTCAGAAGAAAAGACTAAAGGAAGAACTAGAGACTGTATCTGAATTGACTAAGAAGACTCAAAAGCATGTTAACGATTATATCAGAGAGAGAGACAGGGGTAAGGATTGTATCTCGTGTGACAAACCTCTAAGGGGTAAGTTTGACGCGGGTCACTATTTCGAAAGTTCTAGATACCCTAGTGTAAGATTTGACGAGTCCAACATACATGGTCAATGCGTAAACTGTAACAAACACAGACATGGTAATCTCATTGAATATCAAGTAGGTATTGAGAAGCGTATAGGTGGTGTAGAATTGTTTGAATTACACCAAAAGGCACACGATAAGCGTACATATACTAAGGAAGAACTACGTAGTATTACTAAGATATTCAAAGAAAAGAAAAAAAAAATTAAAAAAAACTTGCAGAACTAAAATAAAGCATTACCTTTACATCATAATTAAAAACAACAAAAAACACACACAATGACTAACACAATTAAGACACACATTGAAAGCGAAGCATCTAGCCTTATAGGGAAAACTTTTTACGATTGTAGATACGAAGACTACTACACTGTCATAAGTTCTGATAAGAGCGGTAATTGGTTAAACCTATCTTACATTAAACTTGGCAGTAAAAGAGAGGCGACAAGTTTTATAACTTACCATATAGACGAAAAACAACACTTGCCTAAGAAATAACACAAACAAATAAAAACCAATAACAAAATGAAACATTTATTCAAGGCATTAGCCAACTTTCAACACGAAGTACCTACTATTCACAAGGGTACAAAAGGGTACGGTTACTCTTACGCAGACCTACCGACTATTTATAACGTCATCAATCCTATTCTAGATAAGAATGGTTTGGGTGTAACACAACTACTTAACTCAGACGATTTAGGAGATTACATTCAGACCATTGTATTTCACTCAGAGAGTGGAGAAACTATAGAGTCTAAGACTAGAATACCTAAAGTAACTCTTAAGGGCATGAATGAGTATCAAGGTTTTGGTAGTGGTGTTACTTACTACAGACGTTATGCAATATCTTGTGCGTTAGGTTTAGTTACTGACGTAGATAATGACGGTGCACACGTTCAGCCAAAGAAGTATGTTAAACCTGTAGAAGAACCAACAAGACCGCCTATATCTAACGAGCGTTTCGAGAAGGCGGTAGATTTAATTAACGACGGTAAGTACACAGTAGAGAAGTTACGTTCTAACTACTTACTTACAGACTTCCAAATCAAAGCACTAAAAGTAGCAGAGTTATGTTAAAAATCAGAGCATCACAAGTAGGTAAGGTAATGACGTCCTCTAGAAGTAAAGGGGACGTCTTAAGCAAGACTGCAAAGAGTTATCTAGAACAATTAGCCAAAGAAGAATTACTAGGTGTTAGAACTGAGTTCTCGTCTAAGTATACAGATAAGGGTAACATAGTAGAAGATGACGCTATAGCGTTAGTAGAGAAGGTTAACGATATGGGCTTCTTATACAAGAACGAAGAACACTTCTCTAATGATTATGTTACAGGTACACCCGACGTGTTGACCGATAGCGTCCTTATAGACGTTAAGTCTAGTTGGAATGTAGACACGTTTCCAATGTTTGACAAGGAACTAAAGAACAAGGATTACTACTATCAACTCCAAGCGTACATGTGGTTAACGGGTAAGACCGAATCTTATCTTTCTTACTGTCTAGTAAATACACCTAAGTTCATTATTAAGGCAGAGGTTCGAAAATTACACAAACCTAGATACTCAGATATAAAAGCCATTATTCTAAAACATAAGTTTAATGCGGATACTGAGAAGCGTAGGGTTAAATCATTCAAGGTAGAGTTAGACCTAGAAGTGATAGGACAGATTAAAGAACGCATAGAAGTGTGCAGAGAATATTATAATAACTTGATCAATGGATAAATTAACACACAAAGAACGAAAAGACATACCCGTATTTACAGGGTTCCTTAACTACTTTCCCGATGCGATTCGGGAGGTAGCAAAGGCCTCAAGGATAGCAAATCAACAACACAATCCTAACACTCCCGTACATTGGGATAGGTCTAAGAGTGGAGACGAGTTAGATGCACTATCTAGACACTTGCTAGAATGTGGTACAATGGATGATGACGGTATCTTACACTCTACAAAGGTGGCTTGGAGGGCGATGGCTAACCTACAGAAAGAGTTAGAGTCTAGAGGCGAGGCATTGTTATCTAAGTATAATCACTTAGAAGATAAAATAAAATAAAAGTTTTTTCACTTTTCTATTGCAGAAACAAAATAAGTGCTTATATTTGTATCAACAAACAACGAAAAACAACACACAATGAAAAATTTAAAATTCAGAATTAACAGAACTAAAAAACAAAGAGAAAACTTAACTCCTCCTAAGACAATGGTGTTAAAAGTATTACAAGACAAAGTTAACGTATGTGGCGAGTTAGTTTGTTTAGTCTCTTGTGAAGATAAGTTTTATCAACTAAGACAACAAAATATAAACGAGTTCGGGCTTAAAAAGATAATAGATGTAGACCAAGTAAAAGATATCAGAGATATAGATGTTATGAATATGACAAACACAACTAAAAATGGTACAATTTCAAACTACTTTTCAATAGAAACGATAGAACTTTAAAACACAAAACAATGAACAAAATTATCACAACCCTAGCAATCTTACTAAGCACTACATTATATGCTCAGTTAGATATTACCAATGACTTCGAGTCTTGGACTTTTACAAATACAGCGGGTCTAGAACCATACGGTGCTATCACAACTACACTAGCGGGAGGTCATCCATACGCTAACGATGACACCACTCTAATGGTTTCACCTTTATATGAAGTAGCGGGAGACCTAGAAATAGACTTCAAGGTTAACGGATTCATAGAGAGAAACCAAGACTATATGAAGTTTCAATACAATCTTGGAGGTGGATGGATTACTCTCAAGTCAATGACGGGTAACAAGAACTACAAGAACTACAGTCTATTCTTAGAAGCGGTTGAGGGCATGATTCAATTTAGGTTCGCTTTGATTACTGACCATTCGGTAAATACATACGGTAAGCATAGACCTAACTCGTGTTCATTCATAAACCTAATGTACTACGATGTATCTTATTGGTCGCTATGGAGTGACAACGCTCTACCTGTAGAGTTCGGTGGTCAAGAATCAGATTGCAACACTATAAAGTGGTGGACTCACTCAGAGAACAATTCTTTTATATATCTAGTAAGATACTCTGAAGATGGATTAGAGTGGGAGAATATGGGCGAGGAGGTATATGCCGTAGGTTGGTCTAACACTATAAGCAGATATGAGATAGAGAATACTAAAGGTGGTGGATTCTACTATATATTTCAATTAGACATAGATGGAGAGAACGAAGTGTTTGGGCCGTACGAAATAGACTGTAACTTATCTGTAGACCCTTTACATAATAGCAAAACAATAGAGGGTTACTATAACACTATGGGACAGAAGATAACGCCCGACACTAAAGGTCTAAAGATTGTCAGATATACAGACGGAACTACTAAAACAATATACTAATGTTCAACAACAAACTACAAACAAGAACCAAAGACTATTACAATAAGCGTAACGAATTTAAGAAGTTAGTAATAGCGGTAAAGCAGAAACAAGAAAGAATAGTAAAAGAACAAAAACAATTAACATCATGAGTCACTTAGAAATATCAGTAAGTCAAGAAGAAAAAGGTATATTTTATGTTCGTCTTTGGAATGAGAAAAGTCAGAAATATGTTCTATCTCAAAAATGTTGTAATGAAAAAGCAAAAGACCTGTTCATTGAATTTATTAAACAGAATTGGAACTTAAATACATTTTTTATTAAAGCATTGTAAAAGAATAGCACAAACAAGAACGAATAGCAAACGAACAAAAACAAATAACAAATGTCACAACAAAATAGAATTTTAAAGCATTGTCAAAGAATAGCACAAACACTAGGATTAACAGAGAACACACAAGGAGATGTTCACAAAGCGGGTGCGATACTCTTAGACATAATGAAAGACCTAGATACTCTCAGAGAGATTAGACAGGCACAAACAGAAAACCCTAACGATGCAGATTTAGGTAAAGAGGTAAAACTTCTTTTAAACAAGTAATCAATTAATAACAAATAAATCAAACAGAATGAGTCAATTCGAAACAAAAGACAATAGCGGTGCGCTATTCATGAACAACAAAAAAGCAGAGAACCACCCCGACTTTAAGGGCAAGTGCAGAGTTAACGGTGTAGATATGGAAATTGCAGTATGGCAAAAGACTTCTGCCAAAGGTACTGAGTACATGAGCCTATCATTTTCAGAGCCGTGGGTAAATCCTAACGCAGAGGTTGAACAACCAAAGCAAGGATTGAAAGACCTACCAAGTAACGAGGTCGAGTCTAACGACTTACCATTTTAATCTAGGTCAATGAGTTGGATTACTAAAGTAGCACAACATCACGACGAGTATGTGTCAACTGTGAAGGGGTTTGGAGAGGACTTCTTCGCAGAGGACATAGTACAAGAATCATACATCAAGATTATTAAATACTGTAGAGAAGAACAGTTAGTCAAAGATGGCGAAGTTAGAAAAGCATATATGTATTTCGTGTTAAGAAATATGTTTCTAGACTTCAAGAAACAAAAGAACAACAAGAACAAAGTAAGTACAGAAGTTCTTAACTATCTAGGCGAGGGCATAAGTAATGACCTTGAAGAGATACAGAGAGCAGATGCACTAAATAAAATCTTTGATAAGGTAGATACAGTTGTTAAAGATTTACATTGGTACGATGAGTTATTATTTAAACTCTACAGAGATACAGGTAAATCTATGAGAACCTTAAGTAAAGAGACAGGTATATCAACCTCTAGCATATTTACAACGTTAAAGAAGTGTAAGGATGCAATAAGGGAAGAAGTGTCTGAGGATTACCAGGACTACCTAAACGAAGAATACGAATTAATATGATAGTAGAAGCGGACGAGAATATTTCTTATGAGTACCTAACGAACATAAGAAAACTCGGAAATAAAACCGAGGCATACAGAACAGAGGTCGAAGACTTATCCTCTCCGCTTTATGCTTATCACACATTAAGTCAAACAGAAAAAGATATTTATAATGGCAAAACAAATAGTAAGCGGTAAATTAGAAACCGTAAAGAAGAAAAGAAAAGGTGTTCATAGTAAGAACGCGAGTAAGAATCAAAACGCCTATAAGAAGCCGAGTAGGGGTCAAGGATAAAAAATAAGAAGATGAGTAAGAAAATAGACAAGCGTACCAAAGAGTACAAAGAGATGATGAAAGCCAAAGAGTCTGAGGGACTCGGAGATACAGTAGAGAAAGTTCTAGAGGCTACAGGTGTAGCAAAGGTAGCCAAGTTTCTTCTAGGAGAAGATTGCGGGTGCGAGGAGCGTAAAGCCAAATTGAACAAGATGTTTCCGTACTATAAGCCGTTGTGCTTAGAAGAGGATGAATATAACTTCCTAACCGAGTTCTTTGCAAAGGGAACTAAGCAGGTTAAGATACAAGACCAAAGAGATATGTTAAAGATTTACAACAGAGTCTTTAGGTTGAAAGTACCTAGAACCACAACAGATTGTTCTAGTTGTGTGAGAGAGATGGTTGGTAACCTTAAGAGGTTATATAAAGAGTACGAAGATTAAGATAAGGAGTAAGAAGAGAGAGAGCCATTCGAGAGAGTGGCTTTTTTTGTGCCTAACATTTTCAAGGGTTCGGAGTTATGTATATAATCAATAGTTGATTTATATTGAAATGGATAAGAGAAAGAACAACGGAGGAAACTCCACAAAGGCGAAAGGGGCCGATAAGAGAAAGAATAAGTACAGAGATGCACTAGAACAAGCGAACAGTGTAGAAGATGTCGTAGAAGTCCTTAAAATGGTTAAGACTAAAGCGGTCGAGAAACAAGACATTCAAGCGGGTAAATTATTCTTAGAGTATTATCTAGGTAAACCCGAAACTCAGATAGATATCAAATCTACCGAGGGTGTTAATATAGACTTTAAAGAACTGTTTAAGTTTAAGAAGTGATAGAACTAAATAAGAAGTATGAACTACTAGGAGGCGATACTCGTTACTTTGTTGTGACGGGTGGTCGTGGTTCGGGTAAGTCTTATTCTGTTAACTCTCTGCTAGTAGCGTTAACTTATGAGCGTGGTCACGTTATATTATTTACACGTTATACAATGGCCTCTGCGCATATATCTATCATTCCCGAGTTCATAGAGAAGTTAGAAGAACTTGATAGAGTAGAGGACTTTCATATCACAAAGGATGAGATTACAAATCTACACACAGGTAGTAAGATTATATTCAAGGGTATTAAGACCTCATCGGGAGACCAAACTGCAAACCTAAAGAGTTTACAAGGTGTTACTACTTGGGTGCTAGATGAAGCAGAAGAGTTAGTACACGAAGATATATTCGATAAGATAGACTTATCTATTAGAGCAAAGCATAAAGACAACAGAGTCATTCTAATATTGAACCCTACTACTAAAGAGCATTTTATATACCAAAGGTTCTTTGAGGGTAGAGGTGTTGAAGGTGGTAGCAATACAGTTAAGGAAGATGTTACATACATACACACAACTTATGAAGACAACATAGAGAACCTGTCAGATAGTTTTCTAAAGCAAATAGAGACCACTAGAGAGCGTAGACCCGAACGATATAAACATCAGATACTCGGAGGATGGTTAGAGAAGGCGGAGGGCGTTATATTCACTAATTGGAAACTAGGTAAGTTCAGAGAGGTTACGCCATCAGTATTCGGACAAGATTATGGGTTCTCGAATGACCCTACAACTTTAGTGCAGACATCTATAGATAGAGACACTAAGACAATCTATATTAAACAACATATCCACAAGCAAGGGTTAACAACTTCTCACATAGCAGATATGAATAGAAGGTTCGCTAAGGATAGTCTAATCGTAGGAGATGGTGCAGAACCTAGACTGATAGCAGAGTTAAACGCTCTAGGTAATAATGTAGTGCCCGCAATCAAAGGTGCGGATAGTATTGTATATGGTATCTCATTACTTCAAGACTATGACCTAGTTATTGACGAAGATAGCGTAGACCTAGTTAAGGAGTTAAATAACTACAGTTGGCTAGAGAAGAAGTCACAGACTCCATGTGATAAATTTAACCACCTAATCGATGCGATTAGATATGCGGTAAGTTATCAGTTAAGCAATCCTAATAGAGGTAAGTATTCTATACTATGATAGAGGAGATTACAATAGAGGAGATGGCTCGATATGTAGAGCAATATATATTCGAAGCAAAAGGAGTTCGTGTTAAGTTAATCATGAACCCAAGAAGTCCTAGACAGTCTTTCAAAATGTTAAGCGAAGCATACAACATGGCTCGTTACTATAACAGATTCTATAGATATTAGTTTTATATATATGGAAATCAATTTAACAGTACCTAAAGACCTAAGTGAGATTACTCTAGGCCAATACCAAGAGTTTCTAAATATACAGTCTAAGAATGACGATGAAGAATTTATTGCTCAAAAGATGATTAGTATCTTTTGTGGTATAACTATGCTAGAAGTTTTAAAGATTCGTCTAACGTCCTTAAATGACCTTATAGAGCATTTTACCACTATCTTCTCTAACAAGACCGAGTTGGTAGAAAGGTTTACTCTAGACGGTGTAGAATATGGACACATACCTAAACTAGAAGAAATGAGTTTCGGTGAGTACATAGACCTAGAAACCAATATACAGAACTTTGATACCTATCACATAGCCATGAGTGCATTCTATAGACCTATCACGAATAAGGTTCTTAATATGCACGATATAGAAGAATACGAACCCTCAGAAGAAAAGCAGAGAGCAATGCTAAACATGCCTCTCAATGTTGCACTAGGTGCGACGGTTTTTTTTTACAGTTTAGAGAGCGAGTTACTAAAATGTATCCTCAGTTATTCAAGACAACAGATGAAGAAAATGAAAGTAAAGACTTCTCTAGTAGAGGACAGTTCTCCCGAACTTGGGGATGGTACACTAGCATATATGCAATCGCAGATGGCGACCTTACAAAGTTCGATACAGTCACGAGACTTAACGTTCTTCAATGTCTCACCTATCTCACATTTGAAAAGCAAAAGAACGAAATAGAACAACAAGAATTAAAAAAGATTAGAAAATGATGTACTTCGATTTAATAGATAAGTTAAAGGGTCACATGGATACTGACCCAATTATCAACACAACGACAAAGGGTGACATATTTAAGGTTGACTTGTCAAAGCAATCTATATTCCCTTTATGTCATATCATAGTTAACGATGCTACATTGAACGAGAATGTTATTTCTTATTCTATCAGTATTATAGCAATGGACATAGTAGACTTCTCTAAGGAAGAAGGTGATGCGTTTAACGGTAACAACAATGAAGACTATGTACTCAATACAATGCTACAGGTATTAACTAGAGCGTATGAGATGTTAAGACGTGGAGACTTACACACAGACCTATTCCAAGTAGACGGCACTCCTACATGTGAACCTTTTACAGATAGATTCGAGAATGTTGTGGCGGGTTGGACTATGAACCTTACAATCAATGTACCTAACGGTATGTCCATTTGCTAATGACAGAGGTACAAAAATATCTAGATGAGTTCAAGAAGAATGTTATCTCTGAGGCGAAAAGAAATCTGCGTAAACAGAAGACTAGCGGAGACCTATCTAAGTCTCTTAAATCGCGTGTAAAGGAGTCTCCTAACAGTATAGAGATTACCTTTGGAATGAAGCCATACGGATTCTTTCAAGACCGAGGGGTAAAGGGTAAGAAATCGGGTAAGTCATTAAGTGGTTACAAGTACAAAGACAAAGCACCTCCCGCTTCTGCATTTAGCCAATGGGCAATAAAGAAGATGCCTAGACAAACTAGAGACAGTAAGGGTAGGTTTGTATCTAGAAAGAGCCTACAGTTCGCTCTAGCAAGACATATCTATAACCATGGTATAAAGCCAACACTATTCTTTACCAAGCCTTTTGAGAAACATTTCAGAAGGTTTCCCGATAAATTAATCGAGAGGTACAAATTAGACGTAGATAAGTTATTTAGTCAGATAGAAGATTCAAATTTAGATAAGAAATGAGTAGAATATTTAGTAGGTCGCCTTACATTGTTGAGATAGATGAGACAGGGCAAACGTCTAGCAGAGTAGAACTAACAATATGGAACGGAAGTACAGAACCTTCTGAGCCACAGTATATACTTTCTAAGAATGTTCCCGCAAGTAATATTACTCAGAACATATACAATGTTTCCCCTTACATTCGTGAGTATTTTAACTTTAATCAGTTCAGTGGTAACGTGGGTGCATACGACACACCAACATCTACAAACTTCTACGCAAATGTACGTATAAAGAGATTCGCAACAACATCTAGTGGTGAGTCAGAACTAGACTCTACTGTATATACTGCATTTGACGGATTCGGAACGTACGAAGAAGGTACTAACCCCGACCTAGGACAAGTACTACTTTCAGAAGGTGTTTATACTTACTTCAAGGTACCATCTTTAGAGCATACGCAACAGTCTAAATTGGCGGGTTCTATAACTATAGATGCGGAGGTAGGAGACGTTCTTAGGTATACTAATCTAGATTCGGGTGCTACATTCTCGCCTACAGTGTCTGTAGCGGGTGTTAAAAACTTTGACAGATTATACAGTCAATATAGGCAGAGCGGTAACAAGGTTGAGTTGCTAAGTAACGGAGGTTCAGTTGTTTGGACTGCGACATTTAAGCCTATAGAAGAGTGTAAGTACACGCCTACATATATAGACTTTATCAACAGACATGGTGCATGGTCTAGAATGTTTATGTTTAAGACTTCTAAGGAATCTTTTAGCATGACGTCAAACGATTACAATCTAATGCAGTCTAATGTTGTTAACTACGATATTAGAGAAGGTCAGAAGAAACAATTCAACGTTAACGGACAAGAATCTATTACAGTAAATTCGGGGTGGGTTAACGAAGATTTTGGTAACCAACTAAAAGAGTTACTAGTATCTGAGAGAATACTTCTTAACGACAGACCTGTTAAGTGCATGACTACGTCACTAGATATTCAGACAGGACTAAATGACAAAACAATGTCTTATAGTCTAGACTTCCAATTTAACAACGAATTTATTAACTCAGTAGTCTAATGAGAAGCGTTCAAGTATATGTAGAGGGAATGCGATTAGAGTTGTTCCAAGATGAGAACATAACTGTTAATTCTAGTCAACAGAATATCAACGATATATCTAAGGTAATGACTGATTACACTCACACCTTTAATATACCCGCTTCAAATAATAACAACAGAATCTTTGAGCATTTCTATGAGTCAGATATAGACGGTTCTTTAGACCATAACATTAGACGAAGTGCATCTATAGAGATTGACCTAGTGCCATTTAGAAAAGGCAAGATAAGTATAGAGAAAGCAAGTATTAAGAATGGTAAAGCAGAGAGTTACGGTGTTACATTTTACGGAGAGACTCTAGCCATTAAAGACAAGATGGGAGATGAGTTACTTAGTGACCTAGAAGAATTGTCTAACAGTTCTTTCTCTTACACGCCTAACAACGTACTAGCGGAGGTTCAAGACGATACATTTGGTGCGGTTAAGTTCCCATTGATTACCAATAGAGTTCTATCTTATGCAGACGGTTCTAGTACAGATATATCTCTGACAGGAACTAATGCCATTTTGACAGACGAGTTATTTCCCGCAGTTAGTGTTAGTACTATATTCGATGCTATAGAGTCAAGATACGACCTACAGTTTAACGGCACTTTCCTAGATGACGATAGATTTAAGAAAGCATATCTGTACTGTAAGAACGCTCAAGACTTTCAGTTCATTACAAAGAACGTTAACTTTGACGTAGCGAATAGGTCTGCAGATAGTGGTAATTATAACACTAATTTACAGGCGGGTACATACCTAGAACTAGAGAATAAGGTTAAGTTATTTCACACACCTATAAATAGTTTATTCCCTAACTTGCCTTCGGGTAATGGTATTCAGTACTTTGGAGGTCATGACGTTACTGTAAAAGTGACTAATGTGTCTGACCTTAACGAAACATATTACATTGACGTTCTAGAGAACGGTGTAGTAACTAGAACCATTGAGGGTATTGGAGATACTAGTAACTCTGTAACTACTGGTACTGCATATAGTTTTAATAACGAATCGTTAAACTCTGTTTTTACGTTCAGAGTTAGGGCAACCGCAGATATATCTCTAGACATGGAGGCGGTTTACACTCAATTTGTTAACGTAGCAGACTTTAGTGGTGGCCAACCTACCGCTACAAGTTTTACAAACAAGTTTAGAGCGAGTCAGACCATAACTTTAGCACAAGAACTAGACGTTACTCAGTACATACCTAAGATGAAGGCATCTGACATGTTTAAAGGCGTTCTTAATATGTTCAATCTAACTTGTTACGGACTAGGTAAGGAGACTGTAGACGTTGTAAATGACTTAGGTGTAGTGACAGGTACTAAAGAGGTTGACGTATACCAAATAGAACCTCTAGACGATTGGTATGCAAAGGGTGCTATTGTAGATATAACTGAGCACGTTGACATATCTGATATAGAGATAAATAAAGTGCCACTATACAAGAATATTGCGTTTAACTACAAAGAAAGCAAGTCAATAACAAATGATAGGTTTACAAAGTTGTTTAAGCGTTCTTTTGGTAATACTACGAGTTCATTTGAATATGACGGTGGAGAGTTTAAGATAGAACTACCCTTTGAGAACTTAATGTTCAATAAGTTTACAGACACAAACCTACAAGTAGGGTTTAATATAGATGCTAACCTATCTTCATACATACCCGAACCTACTATTTTGTACATGTACGAGAGTTTAGATGCAGATTTTAGACTAAATGACGGAGATTTAGGTACTACAAACGAGTTAACTAGTTATGTACCCTTCGGTCAAGACGTAAAGCATAACGGAACGCCTAGAAGTCTTAACTTTTCCGCAGATTATAGTACGTTATTGGGACAGCCTTCGCAAGATAACCTGTTCTCTAACTACTATTTTCCCTACTTAAGTAACTTATATAACCTAAAAAACCGTAATGTAAAGGTTAAAACAGTACTTCCTACTAGCATTTTATCAACATTACAACTAAATGACAGGTTAATAATACGAAATAAGAGGTATTTGATTAACTCTATGAGTAGTAATATTACCACAGGTGAGGTAAATCTAGACCTTTTACACGACTTTAGGGCGGTTATTTCTGAAGATGTTGGTGGTGGTGGTGGTACATTAGAGCCATTGTTGCCCGATTTAAACGCACAATGTTTAGACGTTAGGGTTCTATTCCCTAGGAACGCAGTTAGTGCAACCATTACGGGTAGTGGAGTGAGTAGTATTACGCCGTCAACCATTACAGAAGAACAAAGTATAACAGTTTGCATACCCGCTAATGATACGGCCACAGGTTTAATACTTACAGAGGACGGATTATTTAACTTAGCACTAGAAGACGGAAGTGGAGATGATGTACTACAAGAAGAAGGTGATGGTAGTGGTTCAATAGTGCCTTACTTACTGACAATAACGTACACTTTTGCAGATGGTTCACAAGCAAGTAGCCAACAAGCAATTATACAACAACCTTAAACAATGATTAAGAACATAATAGAAATATTGAGCATAGACCCCTTTTTTAACGCTTCTAAGGAGGTTCAGATAGCAAAAGGTATAAATACCTTACCGAAGAACTTTAAAGGCGTTAGAGAGCAAATAAAGAGACAGTTAAAAAATAAGTAATGGCAGAGAACAAGACTATAAAGATAAAAGTAGACAATAACTTTAAGCAGACGGGTAAGGATGCAGAAGGAATGAACAAGAAGTTGAAACAAACTTCTAAAGAATCCAATAACTTGAAGTCTTCCGTAGGTGGCGCGGTTAAAGGATTGTTTAATATGCAAAACCTATTAACAGGATTTGCAGTTGGTGCCGTTGTTGGTGGGTTTAAGGCCATTACGGGTGTATTCACGTCTTTAGTTAGTACATTTAGTGGTTTTAGTAAAGAGTTAAGTGGACTACAAGCAATACTTGGCGCATCTGCTAGCGACATGGGTAAACTATCCGACCAAGCGAAAGCATTGGGTGCATCTACTCAGTTTACTGCACAAGAAGTTGTACAACTACAAACCGAGTTAGCGAAGTTAGGTTTTACAACAGAGGAGATAACCAAGTCTACAGAGGCGACTCTAAACCTTGCAAGTTCATTAGACGTAGGTCTAGGAGAGGCGGCAATGTTAGCGGGTTCTACACTTAGAGCATTTGGTCTAGATGCCTCAGAGACTTCTAGGGTTGTTGACGTAATGGCTAAGAGTTCGGCCACGTCTGCCTTAGACTTTGCGGGTCTACAAGAATCATTAAAATTAGCCGCACCGACCGCTAGAGCGTTAGGTGTTAGTATTGAAGAAACTACCGCGCTGTTAGGTGTCTTGGCAGATAACGGACTAAAAGGGTCTATTGCGGGTACGGGTCTAAGTAAGTCATTCATACAATTAACAAAAGCGGGTATACCATTAAACGAAGCACTAGACAAGGTAAAGAATAGTTCTAACCAACTTAATACTGCGGTTGAGTTAGTTGGTGTCGTAGGTGCAAAATCATTGCTTACACTTGCTAATAATGGGCCAAGAATTGACGCGCTCACAGAGTCCTTAAATGGCGCAGAGGGTAGTGCTAAGAAACTAGCAGAAACAAGACTAGACAACTTGGCGGGAGATACTACAAAGTTAGGTTCTGCATGGGAAGGTTTCTTACTATCTATTGAAGATGGGGAAGGTATGTTTAACGGATTGCTTAGAGGTATAGTTCAAGCCACTACTGCACTCTTAAACTTCCTTACACCTACTAAACTTATAAGTGAATCTTTAGAGGAAGAGAGGGCAGAATTATTCTTATTAGAATCTGAGTTAAGGAATACAAATACTACACAAGAACGTAGAAATGAAATTATCGGAGACCTACAAGAAAAGTACCCCGACTTTCTAGGTAACATAGACGCAGAAACCGCAAGTAATGAAGAACTATCAAAAGCCATTGATAAGGTTAGCGAGTCTTTGATTAATAAGATAATAGTACAAAGGAAAGAAGAAGAGATTCTAGAACAAGCAGAAGAGTCTGCAGATGCTAGACTAGAGTTAATAGAGAAAACAAAAGAGGCGAGTCAAGCACAACTAGACGTAAGAGAAAAGTTTATAAAACAAGGTAGAAGATTCGCTAAAAGTAACGGTACTCAGATAGAGCAGACTCAAGAACTTATAAGAGAGTTAGAGAAGGAGCAAAAGATAAACGCAGAGAGATTCGCACAAGGTAAGAAAACTCTTAGTAGTCAAAAGGACGTTAGAAACAGTATAGACTTACTGACTAGAAAGTTAAAAGACCTACAAAGCGCAGATGCAGAAAACAACGAACAACAAGGTATAACAAATTCCTTACTAGACGAAAAGAACGGACTACTTGAGGAGTTCGGATTGAACACTGACAAAAGCAATAAAAAGACTAAAGAGTCTACAGACTTACAGTCTAAGGAAGCGAAGGAGTTAAAAGGTCTAATAGAACTTAAAAAGGAAGAAGTAAAACTAGCACAAGAAGCGGTAAGTAGTGCAAGTACAAAAGGAGAGTTAGCAAGTAGAAACAAAACCTTAAAAGCATTACAAGCAGAACTAAAAGCATTACAAGAATTAGGAGTAGAAAAGAGCAAAGAAAAGAAACTAACTCAAGACCAAATAGATGCACGTCTAGCACTTGAAAAGAAAGCGAATGAATTTAGTGTTGAGTTTACAGAAGAAACCTCTAACAAGCGTTTAAAAATACTTATAAAAGAAGCAGAGACGGCTTACAATGAAGGCGTTAAACTAAACGAGAAAAGAATACAAAAAGAAGACGAACAAAACAAGTTAAGAATCTCTCTAATTAAGGACAATGCAGAAAAAGAGAAGGAAGAACTACAGTTGTCTTATAATGATAAGTTTGCTATAGCGGAAGGTAACGCGGAACTAGAAAAACAACTAGCCGACCAACTAGCAAAAGACCTTATAGCCATAGATGACAAAAAGACTGCAAAAGAGATAGATAACGCTAAAAAGTTACAACAACAAAAGGTAGCAATGGCTTCAGATGGTTTCGGAGCATTAGCCGACTTGGTTTCTGCATTTGAGGCAGAAGATGAAGCAAGTGCAAAGAGACAATTTAAGGTTAACAAAGCGTTGCAAATAGGTCAGACTATTGCTTCTACCGCCTCGGGTATTATGCAACAACTTGCAGTGCCTCAAGACGCGTTAACAGGTATGAACTTTGTTAAGGCGGGTATAGTTGCTACAACAGGTGCGGCTTCACTTGTAAAGATTGCTAGTGCTAAGTTTGACGGTGGCGAAGGTGGTGCATCAGGTGCACCTACAGTTTCTAGTGGTGGAGGTTCTCAAGCACCTAACTTTAACGTAGTAGGTAATAGTGGAATAAATCAGATTGCACAACTACAAAACGAGCCAATGAGGGCGTTTGTAGTAAGTAGTGAGGTTACTAGCCAACAAGCGTTAGATAGGAATAGAGAAATGAACGCAACCTTGTAAATAAAAAAAGGAGGGTCTATTAAACCCTCCTAACACAGATTTAACTGCTTGGCTTCCTCCACACTGCCTTATCTTTGGGACTCACTATTGCTTTGGTGTAAGTACGCTACCCTTACATTTGTATATCTTAAATACGTTCTTCTCTTTGCACAATAAAAGAATCAACATCTAGTCTATTTATCATTGCGTTATTCTTGGTTATCTCATCGTTTAACTTAAGAATCTCTGCCCTAAGTAATTTTCTCTTATCTTTTAATGCTTTATTTACTAATATAAGTGCTTGTTTTTGTTCTTCTGTTTTGTTTTTCATTGTCTTGTATTATTTATTTATTAAACTAAAAAAGTTAAAGCGTGGTAAATGATTGAATTAGTAACTTTATAACCATTACTGTCAATAGCACTAACTAAGCACCCTTCTCTTAATGTTAATATATAGGTTTTGTTTTTGTAAATTCTTTCAATTTTTTTCATTGTGTTGTGTTTTTAAAGGAGGCTTTCGCCCCCGTTAGTTTTACTTTTGTTTTGCTAGGTATTGTATAGCATCAACGTTAATCTCTTTACTAAATCCACTATTAAAGACTCTAGTTTTAAGAGCATCTATAACATACTCTGTAGACTTACCGTTCTTGAACATTTCTGTTGCTACTTCTTTTAGTTCTTTTACTTGTTCGTTGATTGTTAAAGTTGTCATTGTGTTGTGTTTTTTGTATTATTATTTCGTTTTGTTGATACAAAGGTAAGACATTTATTTAGTTCTCCAAACTTTTTTTAAAAAAATTTTAAATTAATTTTAAATCTAAGTATTTACACTTAGGCGTAACGCTTTCTATCCACCAACGTTTTAACCAACCAATCGACCAACTACAACGTAGTACAGTATTGAAAAGTAGCGTAGTACCCACCAACCAATTAACCAACCAATTAACCACTCTAAATATATATAGTTATATAAAGAAACTTATATACTAGTATATTACTTCGTAATATCCTAATATATAATCAAAGAAAAACTATCGGTCGTGTAAACACTCCCTACAAACAAAACAAATCAATCTTATTGAAGTTATTATTTTATGAAGGTTGTAGAATTAATCATAGACGAAAAAGACGAGATGAGCGGAATTCAAGCGATTTCGGTTGTAGAATCTCCCGCCATAATTGATACTTTTGTAACACTCAGTAAACAACAAACGTTGCTTAAGGGAGTGGATAAGAAAAGGGGTGTTCTCGTCGGCCCTGCACTAATCCCTAACAAGAAAATCTTGCGTAGAGATAAAGAGGGTAATGACTATGAGATATTCTTTTCTGCCGAAACTGTGCGTAAAGCAAGTGAAGGTTTTTTAATAAAGGGAAATCAATCAGAGGCTACACTAGAGCATAAAGAAGAACTTAAGGGGATGACCGTTGTAGAGTCTTGGATTATCGAAGGTAGCAACGATAAGTCTAAAGATATGGGAATGGATTTGCCCGAAGGTACTTGGATGGTTTCTATGAAGGTCACTCCAGAAATATATGCTAAAGCCGTTAATGGAGAGGTTAAAGGTTTTTCAATAGAGGGAATGTTCGCAGACAAGTTAGAGGCTAAGATGTCAGAAGAAAAAGAAAGACAAGCGATAATTGAAGAACTTAAACAAATACTCGAATTAAAGACTTACAACGATTACCCCGAAAGCGCAAAGAACAATGCTAAGAAGGTTCTAGAATGGCGTGACAAGTACGGAGATGAGGTTAAAGGAATGACTAGGGTAGGTTGGACTAGAGCGAATCAACTAGCGAAAGGAGAAAATATTTCTCGTTCAACTATTGCTAGAATGGCTTCATTCAAACGTCACGAAAAGAACGCTACAGTAAGTGCGGAAAATAAGTCTACACCTTGGAAGGATAAGGGTCGTGTTGCATGGCTAGGTTGGGGAGGCTCTAGCGGTGTCAATTGGGCTATTAAGAAATTAGAATCAATAGACAAAAAGTAAGATATGCCGATTATTAGAAATGTATCTAAGGTTACTGACGATAGTCAGCACCCTTTTGATGACTTAGAGAGTACAAAAAGCGTAACTAGAAATGAAGACTCTAGAAGCGATTCAGATAGTGTAGGGGATAGAGGTGCTAGTTTACCAACTGCAAACGAAGGAGACGTACTTGTAGCAGATAGAACGGGAGAGTTTGTTAACACTCCTTTGAACTCAGTTATATCACAAGCCACATTGCTTACACAGGGTTACTACGGTATGCTTTCTTCATTTTATTTTGATGGAGATGCGACAGAGACAGTTATAGACTTGTCAAGCGTTAATCAATGGGTAGACGTTGAGTTAGCAACAGATTCAAGTGGACTATTTGATAACAGACCTTTAGCAATGAAAGAGGCGCAATCCGTAGGACATGAAGGCGATGGTTCAAACGGTAATCCTATCATATTTTATCTAGAAGGTTTAGATATAAACTCTTTCGCTAACTTTAGAGCATCTATGGCATTCGAACCCGACGAAGACGAAGGGCAGCTAGAATCTAGATTA